CCAGCACCGCCTCCACCGCCTCCTTGCCATGAGTTTGTATCGCCTGCTCCACCATTATTCCCTTGACTAGGGGATGTAGATGGCGTATTGCCGCTACTATTTGTTACTGATCCACGGTTAGCCCCCCCACCAGAACCCCCATTTGCGCCAGCACCACTCCCACCGCCATAGCCACCGCCAAAAGACGTAATAGCGTTTGCGTAAGGATTCCCAGGAGCTACAGGGCTTGCCGTTATACCTGTACCTGAAATATACGAATCACCACCAGAAACACCATTATTTGAGCCTGCGGCACCTCCAGCGCCTCCAGCACCTACAGTGATGGTGTAGGTTGTTCCAGCCGTAACACTTGATAAAGTTCCAGTTCTATAACCTCCTGCGCCGCCACCGCCGCCCCCAATTCCTCCATTTGAACCAGTGGTCATACCTCCTCCCCCGCCACCAGCCGCAACAATTAGGTAATTAACTGAACTTGGAGGAGGAGAAATAGGCGTTGAACTTATACCAGCGTAAACAATCCATCCTTGGGTTGAATCAACATACACAAATTGAACCGAGTTATTGTTTGTGGCAATTACTGCGTTGTTTGTTGAGCCACGAATTTTCCCACCATTCGGGTCGATGGTCAGATTATTGGTTCCAAACGTCCCCGCATAATCTGTCAGCGTGATCTGATTGCCCGCGCTTGGGCTTGCAGGTAAGGTGACGGTAAATGCTGCTGAGGTTGTATTACACGGATAAGCATTCCCAGCAGTGGCGGTGAATCCGGTAGTTTGTACAGATTGCCAAGATAATCCACCGCCACCAGAACCTGAATATCCTGAAATGCCGCTATATCCGCTAAATCCTGATGTTCCTGCACCTGAATAGCCACTTATCCCACTGTAACCACTGAAGCCAGAATAGCCACTGTAGCCCGACACGCCAGAACCGCCGCTGCCACCACCAGGAATGTTTACAGTAACATTTGCGCCAACAGTGGTTGCTGTAACACCAGCACCCGTGAAATCAATTGAATAAGCGCCTGTAGTAAGCGTTGTGCCTTCATCTTTAATATCTAAGCCAGGCAATATGTCCAGCACAGTGCCTGAAAGATTTGCTGACAAGCCAAGACCAACGTTGATGCCAGTGATGCTTGAAGAAAGCAATACGTTATCTTCGTACGCAGCAATCGAAGGTGCGCTAGCGCCTGAATAACCTGACCGGCCAGAATACCCGCTAGTGCCTGAAAAGCCTGAAAATCCAGAATAACCGCTGCTACCTGGGTTGTCACCAGAAAACCCTGAAAACCCACTAAATCCTGAGTAACCAGAAAATCCTGAATACCCGCTTGAGCCAGGATTATCACCACTAAAGCCACTTATGCCGCTAAAACCGCTAGTTCCTGAAAACCCGCTGATTCCTGAATAGCCTGAAAACCCAGAAATACCTGAACCTGAATAACCACTAATGCCTGATCCTGAGTAACCGCTAAAGCCACTTTGTCCGCTGTACCCGCTGAAGCCAGAATAGCCAGAGTAACCAGAGCTGCCTGGATTGTCGCCAGAAAATCCGCTAATACCCGAAAACCCACTATAACCACTGTAACCGCTAGTCCCACTGTATCCGCTGCGGCCAGAAAATCCACTCCATCCGCTATAGCCCGATGTGCCGCTAAACCCGCTTACACCGCTACCCGAATAACCACTGATGCCGCTGTATCCACTTTGGCCGCTGTAACCCGATGACCCAGGATTGTCACCGCTAAAACCGCTGTAGCCACTAAATCCGCTATAGCCAGAAGAACCAGGGTTGTCACCTGAAAAACCTGATATGCCTGAAAAACCCGATATGCCGCTAAAGCCACTACGCCCCGAATATCCGGACACTCCGCTATATCCACTTGCACCGCCGCCTGTGCCGCCTGCAACTCGTAACGTCATGACTAACCCCTATATTTCTCGATGCTGCGACCAACAAACCAAAACGTCAGAATCATCATCAGCATCCCAAAGTCATCTTGATTCCAACTTTGTTTCAACACTTCTGACCAAACTGCATTGCTTTGCCATGCCACAATGATTGCAGCCACCTTAACCGCCGCATACAAACCAAACAAAAACCATGTAATGCCAGGCCTTACGCTTGCAGACAACGCAGACATCCATTTCCCAGCTGCTTGAGCTGTTGCCGCCTGTTCTGCAAATGCCGATTTAATCGCATCAAGCTGCGTGATGGAATGGTCAACGTAACGCTCTTCCATCCGAAATTCACCGCGCAGCTTTTCTAAATCCGTTTGCAACTGAAACATGGCTAACTCGTGCTTACGTTCATTAGCCTTGTCCAGATGCTTCAGTATTTCTGGTGCAATCCTAAACAATCCACCAAAGATTGTCCCAAGAAAACCGCCAGAAATCACTTCAAACATCAGATACCTACCAACTTTTTGAAAAATATGGCCGCTGCGCCAGGCCCAAGCAACACTGAAATCATGACCGCATACAGCAAATATTCAAGACGTTTCATCTTATTGGAACCATCATCAAACCGCGATTCAACCCGACCGAATGACTCTTCAATTGCCTTATAACGCTCAGCGCACACCGCTTCATGCACTGACAATCTTGTTTCAACGTCCTGGTTCATTTCATTGACCCTTGCTTATATCGCTCAAAGTGCTTCCAGCACCTGGTTCTAACGCTTGCTTTGCCCTGCTTTGTTGCTTTGATGCTTGCACGCGCTGGCGCACCATTGACCCCAAAGGCACGCCGCCTGCAAACTTCAGCCCTGCCACATTCCCAGCTTGCTCTGCCACGCCAGCAGCTCGATTAGCAAGATAACCAACTAGCGTGTTGGAATTGTTCACAAATGAACCTCGCGGTTGAAACTGCGTGTAAGCAGCAACGTTGCCCAAGGTCTTAAGTTGCAATTGGCTTTCAGGATCAAAAATAGCCTGAAAGTTCCTTGCATCATCCAATTTCTTGACAGCCTTATTGTAGTTGGCTTGGCTAAAATTACCACCACGTTCTGTCATGCCAGCCTTATCAGATAACCAATTGATTGCACCAGCTTTCATGTGTTGATGCGCCACCGAATCTCTGCCAAGCGTACCAACCATTGTGTTGATGTTTTTATTAACACCGTTGATCACAAACTTATCAAAAAACTTGTCCGCTGCAACTGCATCATCCACCGCTGCAGCATAAGCAGGGTCTTTTGCAAGCGCATCAAAACGCTCTTTTGCTAACTTTCTTGCTTGATCGGCCAAACCTTTAAGGTTGCCCACCTTGCCCTTCAAAGGCAAATTTTCGAGTGCATCACGCACAATGCTTGATGCTTGCGCTGCGTTGCCATCGCCGTTGCGTTTAGCTTTACGAATCTCAGCGGCCAAGTTAGTACGCATCGCCTCAAAGTTTTCAAACGTCATAGGCTCGCCATCTGCAAATCTTTGAAGCTGATTCTTGATAGCGGTAGGCACAAACTCGCTTTTCAATTTCTTAGCAAGCACAGCATTGGCATTTCTTGCAATCGCTGCACCATCAACAGGAAACTCACCGCCTGCAGCGTTTTCTAATGCTTTATACGCTTCTCTAATCTTTGTGTTTCGTGCTTCATCAATGGCTTTGTAAGCATCAATGATTGCTTCACTGGATTCAATCGTACGGGTGGCATAAACATCTGGCGCTGCACGCTCACGAATCAATGGCACATTGTCCATCAACTGCTTGTTTTGCTCATTGAATCGATTGGCAAGCTCAGGCTGTGCGCCGCGTAAATTTTGCTCTTCGCTCAATAACCTTACATTGCCTGTAGCTTGGCCTTCTGTTAGTCGCACTGGTACTGGCAACGAATCAGCTTCAAGATGCCGCAACACAACAGGCGTATTGATTTTGTTAATAGGCATATTGCCATATAGCGCTTGAAATTCAGGCGTTGCAGTTGTCAACGCTTGCTGAATCATCGCCGCATCTGGCGTTGCCATAGCGCCAACGCTACCGCGACCAGGCGCAACAGGAGCAGCAGCAGGTTGCACGCCAGGCTGCTGACCAAGGGTTGGTGGCACTGCAACAGGCTTTGTTGTGCCAGGCGCAACCGCTTCCACAGCCCTTGTAACGCCACGCTGCACCACCGGCGGTGTTACGCCTTTGACAGCTTCAACAACGGCACCAGC